CTTAAATACGCAACTGACCACAAGCTGCTGGGACGTTATAAGCCATTTACAGAACCAAATAGCCTAGCGAAAACCATTGAATTAAAATATCAGGCATAAGAACTTCACAACCACTGCCATCAGGTTTTGTTGCTAAAACAGAAATTTCTAATGTTTCAACATTGCATAAAAGATAATAAAATTGACCTCTCCTTGCGTGTGAAATTTCACGAGCTAAATAATCATCAGCGTAGTAATGTAAATCATTACCTTCCGAAACAACTATATGCGTTTGGTTTATTTCTTTTTCCTTTGCAATAATCCTTTCTGCATCTTCATTAGTTAAATTTGTTTTTGACCATTCTTCTAAAGGTAATTTATTACCGTCAAAAATTGGAGAAAAAAAATCTTTTGCGATTTCTAAACTTTTAAATTTCATTTTAATTTGTATTGTGCCAATAAAAAACGGCTTATAACAGCGGTTTTAAGAAATGGCGGGTTTAGTGATTATTTTAAACATTTTGTGTACTTTTGTGTTTTGGCTTTACCGAAAGTTTTGGCTTATTTATCCGCCACTTCTTAAAGCATTTTACGTTAACCGCTATTTTAAAAGACGTTCGGTAATCTTTCACGAACTTTATCGAAAACGAAATGTTGAAGCGTTTTAAAATTAATAGTTGGGTTACGATTTTCTTTAACGAAATTCCAGCATTCTTCTTTTACAATTTCATAGTAAATTACATTTAATAATCTTGGTGTCATTTTACTACTCCAGCCATCAACGCTTTCAATTTTAGCAAACTCTTTTTCACAAAAAGCAGTTGTAACATATTTTTCAGCAATTTCTTCTTCAACCATTTTTTTACCTTCAATAGTTGATTTACCCATTACTTTAGCGTGTTTTTCTTTAAACTCGCTTGTTACAATTTTAGCCCAAGTTTTACGACCATATTTATTTTTAAAATCGTAATTCTTTAAAACAATTCCTTCTCCGTAACCTTTGCCATCTTCAATTAAAAAATCATTTTTCATTAATTGATTTTTTAATTGTTCATAATTGCTATTTCTTATTACTGCAATTGGAGGTATGAAATCAATTTCGTGTTTTTCTAACAACGGCTTATAATCGTTATAATGCAAGTAATTAAACTTTTCATCTGCATCGTGTTGTAATTCTGATAAATCTCTATCTTCTACAACTTCAAAAACATAAAACTTTCTCCAAGCATCGTTTCTGTAAGTTTTCAAAGAGTGTGGTACAAGCCATTCTCCGAAAAGTCTATGTGTTGGATTTTCTTTTAGATAATTTAATAAGTTTTCTTGTTTTAAAACCCATTCTAAAAATCCAGCATTATCTTTTTCAAGCGATAAATGACGTGTTCGGCTTCCAGCTTGTATTTTTCCGTTATGAAGCCATACGCTTGCATTTGTGCCGTCTATTTTTGGGAATATGTAGCATTCTCCTAATTCAATGTTTTGAACTTCTGTAGTTCCAAATCTTTCTAAATGTTGATACTTTTTAAACATATTTATAATTTTAATTTAGTTAATAAAAAAACAGCGGTTAACACACGTTTGGCAAAAAAGCGGGTTTAGTGCTAAATTGAAAATTCGTGATTTCTATTGGCTTTTGTGACAAACTGAAAGTCTGTGCTTCCAAGTCCGCTTCTTCGCCAAGCGTGGGAACGTTATGCTTCAATTTGTGGGAGTAAACCCACTCCACCAACTACTATCGAAATTGTGCCAATAATCTTCTTTGTGTCCTTGCTCACCTGCTTTCCATAAAACAAACTGAACATTCTTGTTAATCTTGTGTCTTCGGGCTGGGCTATCATTGCAAGTGCCATACTCCCACAAACTAAAGCTAACATCGGTTTTGCAAAAAAGCCGTTTTAGTGCTTGTATAAAGTTTTTCATTTCTATCAATATTTAGTGGTTAATCAAATTTAATCTTTCAAAATCGGCTTCTTCGCCAAGCACTCGGACGAACGTTAGCGGAAACCGTAGTGAAACCGCTAAAAACTACATTGTACTTATGTGTTGAGAGTAATCTAATTCTGTCATACCGTCTATAAATGCTAATTTAGCATCCGTTAAATCTACATACGGAAATATATCGTGTGCATCTTTTAATTTTCCAGCTTTTATTTCACAGGCTAAGCCAAGCCATTGGTTAACATCTGATGAACGGCTATCCGCTAACATTGGTTTGGCAAAATTGCCGTTTTTGTTTTCTTTTGACATTTTCTATTTTTTTTATTTGATTAATTCGTATGCAAATATAAACAAAATATTTATATAAAAAAATAAAAAGTATATTTTTTTTGTTTTTTTTTTCAAATAAAACTATTTGTGTAGTTTTTGCACATTTTTAGTAAATCAATTTCGTTTGGAATTAAGTAGCTGTTGAGGTCGTTTAATATGTTTTCAATTTCTTTAATTTTATCTTTGTATATTTTTATTTCAGATTCTATTTTGTTTAAAGTGTAGATTATAGTAGCATGATTTCTATTTGTCAATTTAGCTGTTTCTGAAATGTTTTTTTTGTAAAAATTATGCAAAAAATAAATAAGCATTTGCCTTGCTTTTACAATTTGTAAATTTCTTTTTTTTGAAAATAAATCAATTTTTGAAACTCTGTAATTTTCGCAAATTACTTTTAAAATTTTTTCCATAACTAAATTATTTTTTCAAATTTCAATTCCTTTTTTTTATTAAAAAAATCAATAAGTACTAATTTTTTTGCACGATTTTCAATTTTGCTTTTAGCATCTAAATTTTCCGTGTTTGTTATAATTGCATCTAAAATATTTTTTAGCTCTTTACGTCTATATTTATCGGGTTCTTTTGTTGCTTCAAGTTCTTTTATCAATTGTTCTTTTGCTTCTTTGATTTTATTATCATAATAAATTGATAATTTAGGAGTTTCTTTTGTTGCCATTTTGATTATTCCAATTTCTACAAGTTCTTTGAAAATATAAGCATAAGGCTCTGAAATATCATTTGTCTCCAGAAATTCAAAATATTTATTATGGATTGCATTTTCCATAATTTGTTTTTTTTCTTGTTCTGTTATTTTTGGTTGTTGAATTTCAATTTTGTTTGAAATGTTTAATTCTGTTTTTTTGGTTCTCGCCCAGTTTTGATATTTTTTTAAAATTTGAGAAATATAATTACAATCAAACAACTGAAAATGCTCTGTTTTATTTTCAAAAACTCCGAACCTTTCCATTTCAAAAGCTTTTACCAATTCCTCAAAAGATAGATTGCTCCAGAAACCTCCCAGCATTTCGATAATATCCTGCTTTATGAAATTATCGATTGGATTTTTTATTTGCATCAAGGCAGAAGTGTGCGTCGCCCAGCCTGTTATTAAAAAAACAAAGTTTGCATCTTTTTTTAGTTCTTTTAATTTTTTGAAATCATAAGTTTTTTCTAAAAATAACTTTGTGTTTAAATTTAAAACAGGGCGTATTTCAAATTTTTTGTCAATATAAAATTTTGTTTCTGTTGTTTGTAAATTGTTTTCCATAATTTTTAAGTATTTTTATCTTCTATCCAAGGATTGTAAACCCCCGAAGTGTCTAAATTTTGCATAACGGTTGACATTGTTTGTCTTCCAATTACAATTGGTTCGTTTTCTTTTTCTTTTTTTGCGGAACTTTTTTCTTTTTCTAATTTTAACCAGTTTTTAGCGGTTAAAAACAAACTTTTGTAATTTGTATTTTTTTTATAATTTTCAATTTTTTCTAAAATTTCGTTTATTTCAATTTCTGAATAACCTAAATTTAAAAGTTTATCAAATTCATCAAAAGAAATTTTTAAATGTGCAAATTGTTTATATATATTGTTTATTTGTTTATTTGTTATATTGTTTATTTGTTTATCTATACTATCAAATGCTTTGTTAGGTGCTTTGTCAACTGCTTTGATAGTTGCTTTGTCAAGTGCTTTGTCAAGTGCTTTGTCAAAATTTGATATAGCAACCACTTTACTATAATGTTGATTTTTACTATCTGAAATTAATTTTATAAACCCTATTTCTATTAAATCATTTAAAGTTTTTTTGTAGGTATTGTAAGAACCTATACCTAAACATTCCATTGTAACAGCAGTTGGTAGTCCAAATTCTTTTTTTTGTCCTAATCTATTCCATAAATCAATAATATAAAAATATAGTTCGGTGTGATTTGCTTTTATTTTGTTTGAGTTTTCAAATTTATAAGCAAAAAAATCTCTTGATAAATCATATCCGTTCATAAGTAAAAAAAAATCGCCCACAATTTCAGTCAGGCAGGACTTACTTTTGTGAGCGTTTTAAAAATTTCTTTTATTTCTATTGAACCTGCCTGAACAATAGATATGCAAATATACAAAATTTATTCAATACCATAAAAGAAATAATCTATTTCTTTTTGTAATTTTTTTAATCGTTCGGGGTTTTTTTTTGATACGTACAACAAATCACGCTCTTTGATTTTTTCTGCAATCAAATCAATTTTTTTTGTTAGTCCAGCTTTCATAATACAAATCAATTGCTTTGTTTAGTTCGTTTTCGTGCAATATATGAACTGAAAATTTATAACTATTGCCAAACTTGTTATTTTTTTTTTCGTGCCTTAAATCAAGGCTAATTTGTTCTTTGATTTCTGAAATGCGTGTCCTGAATCCCTGCAAATACTCAAAATCGAAAAAACTACATTTTCCGTTGTTTATCAAAGTGAACAAAACCTCTTGAAAATTAGTTTTTGGCATTGGCAGTTCGTGTGGATTATTTAGTTTCATTTTTTAGCTTTTTAATTTGGTTTCTAATTTCTAATAAGTTTTCTAAATTCCAAACTTTTGAAAATTGTTTGTCAATTTCTGCAAGTTTAACCAGCTCATTAAAATTTTCTTTGCCTATTCTGTTTGGCAAATTCAAAGTATAATTTTCAAAATTGCCCTCTAAATGCAGGTTACATTTTTGGCATTGTCCGTTTATGTTTCTTAAATCAAATTTCAATGTTTCAAAACTTCCAGCAGGATAATAATGCCCCGCTTGAAATTCATTATTCCATTGACAACCACAACTTATACAAGGTTTAAATTTATCACGTTCTCGAATAAAAGCGTGAACTAATGTTTTTGTAACTAATAACGCTCCAGCAATTCCTTTTTTTTCTGTATGTTCTTTTGAAGCTTTCTCAAATTCTAAACGTGGTTTTTGAACTTTGAAAATTGCCTTTTGCATTATGATTTTTCCAGCTTCTGTTTCTGTTAAAAATTCTGCATAACAGCTGGGGCAAAGTCCAAACTTTCTAAAATTTACATTTGTGATTTTACCGCAGCCTTTAAAAGAAACAGCTTTATTTTGCCCTTTGCATTTTTTTTCTTTAATCATAAGTTGTTTTATACATTTACTTCAAAATTTTTAGCAATTTCAAGGCTTAAATTTGTCAAATATTCACGTGCTTTTTCAATTTGAGAATATAAACTTTTGATTAAATTTTCATCTTTTTGAATAGTGAATATTTTTACTCTCAAATTTTCTGGAATTTCTCGAAAATCAGTAAACCATTCTAATTTTACTGCAGCGTTTTCATTGCAAAAATCTTCTAATCCTTTTGAAGTGTAAATCATATTTGAAACAATTTCAGTAACTAACTTAATACTATCTTCTCTAATGTTACCCTCGTTATCCATAACATTGAATTTCCAGTCTGCACGTCTTAATTCATCGTTAATCATTTTAAATGGCGTATCTACTAAACAATAAATTAATTCAGCTTCTTTTAAGCCTGTCAATTCCATATAACCGTTTAATTGGCATATATAATCGTTGTTTTTAATTTCAGTATCGTAAAACGGAAAGGTTGTGTAATCCCAACTACTTTTTATATCCCTAATTTTGCCTTTGCAATTATCTGGCGTACCACAAATAAAATCATTTTTAAAAAAATCTTCATTTTTATAAAATGGAAAATTTGAAACATTTGAAAACAAAGTCAAAGATTGTTCCTCAACTTGAATTCCTTTTTCTAAATATTTGTTTTTTAAATCCGATTTTCTTTTAAACAAAACTTGCTTATGAATTTCATTAAGATAGTTTTGAGTTGTAACTGAAAGCTCATTTTTTGCGTGTTTTTTTGCTAATAATTCGCCCATTGTTACAATTTGCTTTTCTGTAATTTTGCCCTCTTTATCTTTTTCTAAAAGCCTTTCAAGTTCTGTTTCTTGATTTGAAGTTAAGGTAGGCTTTACGCCTACCATTAACTTTCCTAAACTAGAACATCGGAATAAATAATTTTCAAAATTTAACGTTGAATTTTCCATGATTGCAAAGTGTTTGAATATTGTGTAACTCCGTTTTTATCTAAATAACTACGCCCTCTCAAATTGTAAGATACGGTAACGATTTCATCAATTTTGTAAGGTTCTATTAAATCGGTTCTGTCTTGGTGCAACTCGAATTTTATTTGTTGCGGGTACTGTTCTAAAGTTTCAATAGCAAAATCACGTTTAGCAAATTTTTCAGAAATTTGCTGTATTTCTCCAATAAAAATAATTTTTCCTGTTAATTCCATTTTTTTTAATTTGTTTCTTGGTTAATAATTAATTGATTTTCAATTTCCTCAAATTTAGCCTGTAATCTTAAAAAAACCTCATCTGGTACACTATTTTTTAATTCGACAAAATCGTCCATAGTTTGAACTTTTTTTAAAAACTCAATAGTTCTTTTGTCTTCCTCTTTTGTGTTTAATTCGTTTAAATCGATAGCTTCATTATCTACATACTTATAACCATTATCTGTAACAATTGATTGGTCTGATTCTTGAGCCTTTTGCATCTCGATTGACAAAGGAGCAAAGCCACTATTCAAATGCAATTTAACTACGGTTTTTTTAGCCATTTTTTCAAATTCATCTTTCCAGTTTCCAAAACCTTTTTTGTAAGTTTGTGAGTATTTTTTAGCGTGTTTTTCAATATCCTGAACACTTAAATAGTAAGTAGATTCAAAACCATTTAGCAATTGAAAATAAGAAGCGTAACCGATTATAGTTTCACTTTGTTTATTTTTCCAATCAAAATGATAGCCTACAAAACTATTATCTTCAATAATTTGTCCTTCAAAAACCGCTTTTACTTCTAAACTCTTGTACTGATTTGAGTTTATTGCAAGTTGTCTAAAACCTTTGTAACCTATTTGAAATTGTGCATCTTTTCCATAAGGTATAATATAGGCAAAACCTAAATTATTATTTATTGGAAGACCTAAACTTGTAGCTGTTAAACAAGCGTTGAAAATTGACGCTGGTTCGCAATTTTGAAGACTTGCATTTGCATTAAATAAAGATAATGCACTCGTAATAAATTGGCTTTTTCTTTCACCTAAAACTTCCTCAATTCTTTGCTTCATTGCAGGGCTTTCTAACAATTCCTTAAACCCTTTTTTTTGTGTTGTTACCTGTGTACTCATTTTTTTAGTGTTTGTTTAAAAATTTTTCTAATAATTCTATAAATTGTAAAGCTTGTAAATATTTTTCATTGAATCCATCAATTTCTTCTTTTGATATTTCATAAAATTCGGATTCTTCATTTTCGTAATCTTCTGAAAATTGCATAAAATGCTCATCTCTTGCCTCTTCAAACTCTTCTTTTTTAGATTTTATAAAATCTTCTAAATCGGCAATAAACCCTGATTTGCTTACATTTGTCATTTCAATAAATATTTAATAGGTTTGGTTTTTAAATGCTCTAAATGTTTGGTTTTTCCGCTTTTTACTTTGCTGTTAAACATCATTTCAAATAATTGTTTACTCATTTTTTTAGTTTTTAATTTTGTTATGCAAATATAAACAAAATATTTATATTTTAATGCTTTTTATTTATTTATTTTCGTTAAAAATTAAAATAAGTTTCAATATCTTCACGAAAATTAGATAAAAATTCTTCGGCGAGTTCTTTTGTTTTGAAAGCTAGAAAAAATTTAGTGAATAGATTATCCCATATTACTAAATCATATTGTGAAAATAAAATACAATATTTTTTTTGAGAATAATCTTTCCAATCCGCTAACCAACCATCATTATAAACCGCCATTAATTGACTTAATTTAGCCATTGCAAGGGCGGATTTTGCTTGTTTTTCTGCGAAGAAAATGTTTTGGTCTTCATTAAGGAGCGGAGATACTACCTCGTTTATACCCAACTCAGAGCCAGTAGTTATATAATAGCCACTAATTTTTTCCAAATCATCCCAACTTTTAGGAAGTTCTTTTTTTGCTAATTCAGGGTAAATATAAAAAGCTAATTCTTTAAGTTCTTTTTCTGAGCCGTTTTGCCATTTTTTTGCAATATCAAGGCTAACTATTTGTTTTAATTCCATCTTACTTGTTTGATTTTAAAAATTTATAAAAATACACCATTGCTTTTATAACCTCTTTTTTTTTGTAAAATATCTTTCCATCAGATGTTACAGAATGACCAATATTTTCGTTTAAAAACTGCATCGCTAACTCTTTTTTTGAAGCCATCTTACTTTTGATTTTTAAAAAATTCGTTTAATTCAATTTTTTCTTTTGCGTTTAGCTCGTCAAAACTTTTGCCATTAAAAGTCCATTTTCCTTGTTTTACTTCAATTTTTTTGATTTCGATTTCAATATAGCACCCGTTTTGAGTGCCAGTAAGTTTTTTGATACCTAATAATTTAGCGTATTCCGTGGCGTAATAGAGTTGCTTATTAGATTCAAGTTGCACTTTGATATTCTGACCTAACGTGCCTACTAATTCTGCAAATTTCTTTTTATTGCCACCAGTAGTTGCTAAAATTAATTTTTCTAAAAAATCCATTGTTATAAGTTTTTAATGATTTTGTTAATTTGTTTTTGATACTTCTTTTTGAGTTTTTTTGTTTTGATTTCTTCTAAAATCTGATATTCCTCCAGCTTGAAGCCTTGCATAATATAAAGATTTTTAATTTTTATTAATATCGTGTCGCATTTTTCGATATTGCTAACCAAAATTTTCATTTCGGTTAGCGTTGTTTTTTTTATTTTCATTCTAAAAGTTTGTTTAGTTCGTTTCTAACGTTTGTAAGTTCAACACCTAATGAATTATAAAGCGGTTTTACATACGCATTTAAAAATTCAGTTTCGTAACTTTCAGCTGGTGGCTGCTCACAATCTCCACTTTCATAATCGTAATTTGAAACTTCAACAACAGCCTTTAATTCAAGTAAATATTCTCCTGTTTTAAAGTGAAATTCAACTTCGTAATCTCTGTCTCCGTCAACATCTTCTAAACTATCTAATGCTTTTTGCTTAATTTCTTCGGCTAAATTGTGTAATCTTGACTTTTTCATAATTTGTTTTTTTGATTAATTCGTATGCAAATATAAACATTTTATTTATATCTACAAATAAAAAATATACTTTTTTTTAAATTATTTTTTAAAGTTTTGATTTTGAGTGTTTTATAAAACAAAAAAAAACTCATTTTATTGAGTTTTTTTATTTAATTGTTTGATTTCTGCAATTTCTTCTGAATTTGCCTCAGGAATTAAAGAAATTGCTCGGTCTAAATTTATGCGTTTTTTATCCACATAAACGTAACAATATTTTTTAATTTTAATTTTAGATATTTTTTTCAGATAATACATTTTTTTATCTTTTTCGCAATATCTTTTTTTTCTATAAATTTCGTTATTATATTTTATGTAATTCATTGTTTTTTAAGTTTCGTATATCTACTAGTTATAGGGCATTTAACCGAGACACTACATCATCAGACGTATGACCGTCAAACTCAAACAATGCTCTATCCTTTGCAGGTATTTTGAATAAATCCCAATCTTTCAATTCATAGTGATTTGATATTTGACCTGTTGGCAATACTGCAACAACGATAAACCAACCACCACCAAAGCAATATTCTCCATCGTGATGCCTAATTGATTTGTGAACATTGTATTGTGGTATATCAAACTTTGCCCACTCATTAAATAGTGCAGCATTGTAAGTTTTCCTGAACTCATACAATTCATTAAATGTATGATAACCGTCAGAGTAGTTTCCCCTAACATCAGAAGGTGTATTATCAATACCCTTTTGAACTGATAAAATAATTCCGTTTTGTCCTTGCATTTTGTGTAAAATAAACGCCCTATAACATACGCTATACAAAAGCAGGGGCGTACTGCTAAAGTGAGCGTTCGTGCATCTATTTATCATTTGTGCAAGGCTGAAAGGGAGTGCAGCTTAACCCCTGCCTTCGTATAGCGTCAGCCGTTAGGGCGCATTTAAGAAACAGCACCAACCAACTTTAAGTATTCATAGAAAATATCAGCTTCTTTTTTGTGATATTCTTCAATAGAAATATCCGTTCTGTTTGATTTTAACTCCCTTTTCATTTTTCGGATTGAATCAAATCCATCGCTTCCACCTCTTAACTCCAAGCAGGTATCTAAGTAATCATCAAAGTGAGTTAAGAATAAGGCAATATGTTCTTTCATAATTTTAAGAATAAACGCACCCTAACAATGTATATAGCAAATTGGGGGTGTCGTTCCAATTTGGATATTTGTGCTATTAATTTACTATAGTTCGGCTTGATAGGGTAGCACATTTTAATCCCCAACTTGCCATATACTTAACGTTATAACTCATTTAAGAGCCGAACGTATTTAACAACAAATAATTTCTTGCATTAATTACCTTTTCTAAATTATTGCTCGAAATAATGTGTTTTTGTTTTTCTGAACTTATCCAAATATGCAGTCTAAATCTTTTT